ATTGGAATTAGTTGTTGACTTAATAACTATTATCAGTGATAGTATAAGCAAGGTTAGAAAAGAGGAGATACCTATGAAAAAGATTAGTTTTGCTTCACTGTTGGTTTTAGCTTCATGTCATCCAGCTTTTGCTGGTTCAGCTAACATTAACGATCACTTTATCAACAAAGTGACTAATATTCCTAATACCACACAGCAGTGTGAAGTTGTCGAAGTTCCTGTCTATGGTGGGAATGGTGATAAGACTGCCGATGCTCTTACTGGAGCTATCATTGGTGGAGTTATTGGTAACAATGTTACTAAGAATGTTGACAATGGTGGAGCAGTAGGTGCTCTTCTTGGTGGAATGATTGGTCATTCAAATAGCAAAGCTGGCCAAGAGATTGTTGGCTACAAGCAAGAAACACGCTGTAAGAATGTTACATCATACACTCAGCAAACACAGCAAGTGTATAGCCATTCAACAATTACGTTCTTCTACAATGGTAAGCAACAAACTGTAAGGTTCCAGAAGTGAGTTGTACTCTCATAACTGGTGGGTTTGATCCCATCCATTCTGGCCACTTGTCCTATATTAACGCCGCTAGCGGTTATGCTGGAAAACTTTATATAGGATTGAATAGCGATGAGTGGCTAGTAAAAAAGAAAGGCAGATATTTTATGCCTTTCGAAGAACGTAAGGCTGTGTTAGAATCACTACGATGTGCACCAATTGTATTTGGTTTTGATGATTCAGATAACACAGCTATCAATGCTATTCATCACGTTGCATCTTTTGTATCAGATAATATCCGTTTCTGTAACGGAGGAGATCGAACGTCTGCTAACATTCCAGAACAAAATACTACATATCAAACAAATGTAGAATTCATATTTGGTGTTGGTGGTAATGACAAGAAGAATAGCTCGTCTTGGATTCTTAATAATTATGAAAATCAATGGGTAGAAAGACAGTGGGGTCGTTATAAGACTGTTCACAACATTGATGGTGCACGTACAAAGATCTTTGAGATAATGCCAGGTCAGTCCATGTCTATGCAAAGACATGAACACAGAAGTGAAACTTGGACAGTGCTTAAAGGTATAGCTTCCATTCAACTAGGTGGTGATTATATTATGAGACTTAAAGAACAACAGTCTCATAGAATTATGCTTGGTGAATGGCATAGAGGATTTAACGATTCGAATGAAAAATGTGTTGTCTTAGAAACCTGGTTTGGTGATAATTTAAGTGAGCAAGACATCATTCGTAATGAATCTCTGCGTAGCTCAGCTGGATAGAGCAACGGCCTTCTAAGCCGTGGGTCAGGGGTTCGAATCCTCTCGCAGAGGCCAATGGTGATGTTAGTGTCAATGGTTAGCACGCAAGTTTGTGGCACTTGTAGTATGGGTTCAAATCCCGTACATCACCCCAACCTCGGTGTAGCGCAGCCTGGTAGCGCATCTGCTTTGGGAGCAGAGGGTCGGGAGTTCGAATCTCTCCGCAGAGGCCATTTTGGAGTATGATATGACTGAATTTAGTGATGGTATATTTAATATTATAAGACGTAGCAGTGCTGCCTTAGCAGTGATCTATACTATGGGTCATATCATTATTGCTATGTCAGTAGTAAGTATAGTTACTAATGCTAGTTTATTTGAAGCTGGTGCGGTAGCATTAATTGAACCTGCAATCAATGGATGCTGGTTCTATGTGTTACATAAAACCTGGACTGTATGGAATGCGAAAAATGTCGGAGATGGTTAAAATGGTTCAGTTGTATGAACAACGAATAGAAAATGCATATATTGCAAGAGACAATTGCAAAACAGACTCTTGGGGTTATAACTACTGGGAGGGTGTTGCAGGTCACTTGCTTCACAGTCTTAACACACGTATGCACTCAAAGAATCTTAGAGACATTAAAGTTAAATATGTGAAAGGAATTAGAAAACATGCCGTGGCCACGAAAGAATAGACCACCAGCAGGTCGTCGGAAGATTGGTTCTAATAAAAGGAAAAACCGTAACAAAAGGAAGAACAAAAAATGAGGTTTACATTAATTTGTGATGATCGTGATTATGATGAAGAAGACGATTTTGGTTTGGTTCCACTACAAAGAACATTTGATTTTGAAGCAGGTGATCTGAAATCACTTGCAAGTGGTCTCGCAGAAGCTGTTCGTGGTTGTGGGTTCAATTATGTTGATAAAGTAGTCTTTGTTAAAGACAATGGTATTGAAATTTCTTCCGACGATATTGTAGATGATGGCATTATAGATGTTGAAGACTTACTCAAATCATTTACTCCAGAAAAAAAAGTTACAAAGTTTAGGGTGATAGACAATGGGAAAGAAGAAACAAAGGACAAGCCAGATAAGTAAAGGGGAGCGCCGTACCGTGAGCAAACAACTTACCAAAGCAGCTCGTAGAGAATACAAGCAAGATCTTTCAAAAGTTCATGCAAATAAAATGAAAGCATTCTTTGCAGGAAAGGATGCGTACGTAACAGTTCCTAATCCTAATACTAAAGAAACCAACAAACGATTTATCAAAGTCAGAGTTCAAGATGAATGGTTCAAAGGTTCAGATTTCAAATCAGTATTGGCTGGACCTAGAAAAAGAAAGGCATCATCTGATGACGAGTAGATGAAAAAAGACCCATTCGACAAAATAGATAAGTTTGGAATGCAGTTGTTATTTGCATTCTGTTTTGGTGTGTTTATTATTTTAGCAGCTCGAGCAATGGCTGAACCTGAATGGGTTCATAAACCTGTACAATGTGCCACTATAGAGGAAGTTACAAAACATTATGAACTTGGCGCCAGACTTAAACCACTCTTTGTTGGAGTTTCTGTGGTAAGATCTCAACAAGGCAGAGTTCCAATGCCAGTTGCGTTCTTTCTTGATCAAGATTCTGGCAACTGGTTATTTTTAGAATTTGGATTTGATGGTCAACAAGAGGGATGTGTTATCAGTTTAGGTGATGGCTGGGATCCTAATGTTGATGAATATGATATTGTACCTAATGGAGAACTGAGTGACAAAACTGAACATAACAAACAGGAAAGTTGAAGACAAACCAGGCTTTCCTCTGTCTAAGAATAAGACAGACTGGGGTACTGACGAATTAGCTAAGAACGCTAAAGGTGGTACCGAGATGATGAAAGAGCAGCTATTCAACAGGCTGCCTGATGATCTAAGAGATTACTTCCAAGTTATTTGTTCTCGAGTAAGAGACTTACAAGATAAACCAAGAATTCTTTGGTTGCATGATCTATGGGCTGATCCTGAAGCTGCTCATCTCAAAGATCCAGAAAGCCGAGAAAGGTTTGATAAACTTGTATTCGTTTCTAACTGGCAGTTACAAACTTATCAGATGGCACATAACATTCGATACAGCGAATCGGCTGTTATGCGTAATGCTATTGATCCTATTCCAGATCATACTAAGCCAACTGACTGTGTAAACCTAATCTACCATACTACACCTCATAGAGGTCTTGGTCTTCTCGTTCCAGCATATGAAGCATTGGCAGAAGAGTTTGATAATATTCACTTAGATGTGTATAGCTCTTTTAATGTGTATGGATGGCCTGAGAGAGATAAAGAGTATGAATCGTTGTTTGATATATGTCGTAATCATCCTAAGATTACGTATCACGGCGCTCAACCTAACTCAGTGGTAAGAGAAGCCCTTCAGAAAGCACACATCTTTGCTTATCCGTCTATCTGGCAAGAAACATCATGTATTGCAGCTATCGAGGCTATGAGTGCAAAGTGTGCAGTTGTATGTCCTAACTTAGCAGCTTTGCCAGAGACTACTTCTAACTTTGCAGCAATGTATCAGTTTGATGAAGATCACCAGACGCATGCAAATAGATTCTACGCAGTATTGAGATCTGTTATTGAAAATGTTACAACAGAGAACTCAATCAGAAAGTTGGAGTTCCAAAAGAATTATACAGACGTATATTATAATTGGGACTTCAGAGCAGAAGAATGGAAAGGCTTGTTGTATTCAATCATGGAGGCAAACAAATGAGTCAAGTAGCTATAAAAGAACGTGGCTGGTTATATCACAACGAGACCGACAGCAGCAGAGAAGAAATGGGTTACAGAATCAAAACCCATATTAATAGAATGACAGATGAAGAGTTGGTTGATACTCTTGCTGACATGCTTAACACAAGTAATAGGTTTCAAAGAACACTTGCACTCACAAAAGAACAGTGGAGAGATTTAGAATCCATCCACTCTAATATTCTTAATTTGATGGGTGACTACATGAATGTTAAACAGCAACCTTCGTTTCAAGAAGATCCTCAAAGTCAGCGTAGTACAAACCTCTAACATTAGTTGCATCAACCGGGTGTATATCTTTTGTAGTATGTGGAAACACAAAATAAAAGTCTACACTCGGATTGTTTCTAGCAAAATATCCCAAATAACCAGTACGATTAACTGAGTCTGTGTATGATGCATGAGTCTCTGGTCCATATGCATTTGTACCTTCATACACATTGGATGTTGACTGTTCAGCATCTGCAATCAAGAAATCAAAACCAAGACAGTATAAAGTATTACAACCTTTGCGGATTGCTTCCTGCATAGCATTCATACCAGCATTGCTTCTTGGTTGCATAGGATTATATTCTGCTGGCTCGTACTGTTCATGTTCTGGTGGAATAATAAATCTATCTTTTGGATAATCACTTTTGTTAATCTCATTGATGATCTTTTCATCAATAGCTACAAGATAGTCTGGTAGAGACCAATCCTTATACCAGTCTCTATATAAAGCATTACAACCTATAACAAGTCCTTTACCAAACGTAGTTCTCAAACGAGAAAGATCAAACTGTTGTCTTGATCTTCCGTTGCCAATAATATAACCTATGTCACTCATAGAAGTTTCCTTTTAGTATTGAATAGTCCATGACATTTCGCTTTGAGTACTTTTTCCTACTTTTGCGAGTTGAGAAAGTAAGTGTTTTCGTTTTTTGTTGTTTAGAGGGTTTGTAACTATCTTCATAATCAGATTTGCTTTTCTTGTAAGTACGACCCATTTTCTTCTAAGATCCTCCTTTGCTCACCATCCCTGGCTGATGCCAGGGAATGCCTCCTTCATCAATTCCTTGCTTAAATTTTTATATGGCATCTTTCCATCTTTGATTGAACATAACATCTCAGCATCATCACAATCAATTGATTCTAACAACTGTACAAACTGTGTCTCTCTTTTAAGAGGACTTAAATCTCTATACTGAGGATTCTCTACAAAGATGGCCATCTTTCTCATCTCTGCTTTTAATACACTTTGTGCATCTGATGCTTTAGGTAGTGCTCTGTATGGAGGCTTTCCTGGTGGTAGTCTCCACTGCACTCTTGGATCATAACACAATCCAATAATCTCTTTTAACATCTTTGTACTGTTTTTCTGCAGATGAATAATTTGTTTATTTTTGTCTTTTATTTTACTAGCTGCATGTAAGACTTCAGCTAATCCCATACTAGAATTCATTAATATGCTCCATGAGGTTCTTTAATTTGTTTTTGATAAAATAATTTAGTAGATCACCATTAGGAATTTCATACTCCTCAAACTCTTTTATGATATTATCTTGAAGTTCATTTGGAATGAAATCAAGATCAACCAACGTCTGATTACGTTTGTATCCCCTCATCATCTTTTCTGAGCAAAAGTCTTCTGGTGCTTGGATAGCCCACTCTTGCAGCTTAACATTCTTCAACGGACGCTGACGCTGATTGTTGATGAATGTATCATCAGGTGACAAGAAGTTTGGAATACCATCTCCTCTATCACCTTTTAGAATATGTTCTTTTGTATATCGTTCTGGATTGTTAACACGAACGAATTGCTTTTGGATAGGACTGTACTGTTCTACATTAGCATACTTCTGTAACTGACAAAAGTCTTTATCAGAAGAAAGAATCAAGATAGGTTCTGCTGTTCCATTTACAATACCAAGATGTCCATGTTTGTGACATAGAGTACCAATAATGTCATCAGCCTCTGCACCTTCTACTTGGATCACTTTCCACTTGAAGTTATCTTTGAGTTCTTGCTTAACAGTATTCAGAGTATCAAAGATCATGTGCCAGTCAAGATCACTTGCTGCACGATCCTTCTTTCTGTTTGCTTTATAGTATGGGAAAAAGTCTCTACGCCAATACTTCCTGTCATCACAACAGATAACAAGATCGCCATATTCACTAGAGAACTTGCTCTTGAATAATCTTAAACTATTCAGGACCAGATGTCTTACTAGCCCCTCTTCCACTTCAGATTTTTTTGATACTGCAATCTGTTTCATTAGATTGCTCAAAATCACCTGGTTCAAATCAACCAATATCATTTTTAATATAGTTCTGTTGGATCCTCGTCGTCTTCGTATTCTACTTCAAGGTCCCCATCACTCTCCATCTGATTAATAACATCATCCATTAGTTCTTGAAACGGATGTTCAACACCTATACTACGATACAACCCACTGCGTAAAGATTCAACAGAAAAAGCAAAGTCTCTCAAAAATTTTTCATTCTCTAAGTTGAATCCGTGCATTGCAAACTTTGTAGCTAACTGACTACTGTAATGATCAACTACTCCATTTACAAACCGTTTCTTATTCTTGTTAAAGTGGGCGCGCAGCTCCTCATTACTTTGAGGAAGCGCTGCGTTGTTTCTTTTTGGAAATTGAACTACGTTTCCCATTGGATGCCCTTGTTGTTTTCTTTCGTTTATATTTAGCTTTTCGTTCTGGCAATTCCGTACCATAATAGTCATCATGCATCTCCTGGGTCCACACACCAACATCTGGATATGTAACACCTACATCACGTTTAGGCATACCCTTGAAAGGTCCTTCGAAGTGGTAAGCCATAGCCACACACTTCAACTTTACTTTCTGACCTTGCTCTTTACCATAGTGGGTATCAATCCAGTCACCAGTACGGATGTAGTGTTCCATATGACGAACGTAGCCTTCAAGAACAGAAACCTTAGCCTGAGCACCTTTGACATTAGCACGAAGACCACGACGTTCTTCTGTAAGAAGTTCTTTGTTGTGTTTGATCCACTCACGAACATTCTTTAGAGAAAACATGTCATTGTCATCTTTAGCAACAACAGATGGATGTACATTCTTAGGTGCACCACCAGTCTTCTTCTTAGCAGCACGAGCCTTTGCTAGACGTTCAGCAGCAGCCTTCTTCTGAGCTGCTGTCATTGGTTTACGAGGCTTGCGACGCTTCGGCTGGTTTGCAAGTTGTTCCATTCGTATCACTTTTCTATTCATAAATTACTCCATTCAAAGTTCTGATCGTTCTTCAATTGAACCCAACGTCCATCAAACACTCTATTGTGTTTGGGACCTTCAGTCTTACGTTCACTACGAAGTAACATTTTGTCACCTCTCACTTCTTGTACAAACCATATATCACCATGTTGGTTAATACGATTCTTACCATGTCGTGTCTTACCGACTAGTTTAATTCGTGATCTTGCCATGTCCATTTTGAAACCTTATCAACAGATGAATTGTTAGCAAATATTAGAGTATCGTTATCCCAATCTATATCGCCATGTGAACGCCAATCGTGCCACTTATGGACAAAATCTATTTTCCATATCCTAGAGGCAGATTGTAATTGTTCATCAGTCATTGCAAAAACATGTACAGCCATAATGATTCTCCTTCATTATTATCATTATCAGACATTTTTATTTTTATGTCAACAACTTTTTTTTGGTTGACTTTTTATTTGAGATGTCAGAAAATGAATATAGTGAGAGGAGAAACCTATGTCTGTATATCCAAATGTAAATGAGTTGAATCCTAATCAATTGGTATCATATTTTATGACGTCATCATATTTGTACTATAAGAAGGATAAGGCTGTCTTGTCTGACACGGATTATGATTTGTTGTGTAAGCGTTTGCTTGAGAATTGGAGACAAGCAAAGCATGAACACAAGAAGTACATCAAGAAGAAAGATCTTGAAGCTGGAACTGGATATGCAATTAGGTTGTATCCTCAAAGAGTGATTGGTGCTGCTGAGTATTGGTTTGCACAATGGGAGAAAGAGAATGGCTAGACTTAACTTCAACAAAGTTTGGAAGTCAGATGTTATTAACACTAAAGGTAACTTTATGGTTGGTACTATATGGCCCATTACATCTTCTCGCACAGGTGAAGTGTATGACATTACAATGCATGACAAAGGCTTCGATTGTACTTGTCCTGCTTTTAAAGGTAAATGTAAGCACATTAAATATGTTGAGAAGAGGATTTGCGAAGCTGCAGATCTATAAATAAAATTATATAACAAAGGTGATGTATGCCAATTTACACATTTGAAAATACCGATACAGGTGAGCGGTTTGACGATATGATGTCAAACGCATCCCGTGAAACCTACCTAGAAAAAAACCCACATATCAGACAGGTCTTAACCAACATGACTATGGTTGCTGGTGTCTCTGGTGTCTCTTATCGCAACGATCAGGGATTCAAGGAGAACATGCAACGTATTGCAGAAGCACATCCTAACTCTGCACATGGCCAAAAGTATGATGGAGACAAATCTATCAAAGGTGTCAGAACTCGTCAAGCAATCGAGAAATGGAGGAGAAAGAGATCGTCTGATCCAAACCGATAAGGATGTTAAATGGACTCTTTAGTTTATCAAGTCTCAGAGCAAGATTTCCAATATAAAGGTTCAACCAAAAGACAGAGGAGAAAGATCCGCAAAACTATAAAGAATAAACAAACAAACTTTATGATCAACTACATTGAAGCCATCACTGATAACCAAGAGGTTGCATTTGATAGTTTTTATAGCGGACAAAATATGTTACTCCATGGAGTAGCAGGGACTGGTAAAACATTTATATCTTTATACCTAGCACTCAAAGATGTGCTAACACAATCCGAAGGAAAAGAAAAAGTAACTATAGTGAGAAGTGTTGTTCCTACAAGGGACATGGGCTTCTTGCCAGGTAATGCTAAAGAGAAGGCAAAGATCTATGAATCACCATACTACGCCATCTGCACCGAGCTCTTTGGCCGTGGAGATGCATATGATGTACTTAAAGCTAAGAACATGGTTGAGTTTATCAGCACATCCTATGTTCGGGGAATTACTCTTAGTAACAGTATTGTTATTGTCGATGAATGTCAGAACTTGACTTTTCATGAATTAGATAGTATAATTACAAGACTTGGAGATAACTGTAAGCTGATCTTCTGTGGAGACTTTAGACAAACTGATCTCTGGCGCGAGCATGAGAAACAAGGTTTGAAGGACTTCATGAAGGTCTTATCTAAAATGCGCAGCTTTGACTGCATTGAATTTGAAGAAGAGGATATTGTTAGAAGTGCACTTGTAAAAGAGTACATTCTTTCTAAATTAGAACATGGAATTTCAACATAGCGACATATATAAGTTTGATAATCTTAAAACAAAAAACATTGATGGCAAACGTCATTACGTAACACCAGAAGGGAGTTATCCAAGTGTCACAACAGTCTTATCTTGGTTCGAGAAAGAAGCGATACAAGAGTGGCGAAAGCGAGTGGGAGAAGAAGAAGCGAATCGAGTTTCAGTACGCGCTGCTCGACGCGGGACACAGATTCACTATATGGCAGAAGACTATTTGTCAAACAATCCAGACTACGCAAAGAAGCGAATGCCAGCTGATATCGAAACATTTAACACGATCAGAGGAATTCTGGACGAGAGCGTCGGAACGGTTTATGGATTGGAAATCCCGTTGTGGTCATCAGAACTCAGACTTGCAGGAAGATGTGACTGTGTAGCAGAATGGAATAATAAACCATCTATCATAGACTTTAAAACGTCTAGGAAATTCAAAAAGAAGGAATGGATTACAAAATACTTCGAACAGTTATCTTGTTACTCTAAGATGTTCGAAGAGAGAACCGGTGAGTGTTTAAATCAGATTGTAGTCGTTATGACTGTTGACGATAATAAACCATTGGTGTATATTGAAGACCGTGATAACTATTTGGAATCAGCAATAGAGAAAGTACGTCGTTATGAAGAGATACATGCACAGTAATGTAAAACATCAATATGAGATTACAAGAGATACAGGTCCATGGAGTACTAAGTGGATTTGCAGAGAGTTGAAGATAGATGGATACGGTTCGTCATTGACTTTGGATAGTGATCAACTTTTTAACTTCGAAGGAGCATTGATCAAAAATGGATGGAAAGATGTACTGGCGACAAAAGCATAAAGAGCTTTCAGAAACAGTCAATAGATTAGAAAATGAACGAAAGCATGATCGTTCATTTGAACATAAAGTTAAACTTGCAGAGGCAAAAAAACTTAAATTAAAAGCAAAAGAATTATCTTACGATCCAGATATCCATGGAGGAGGAGTAGAGCATTTTGGATGAGGAGGATGTTTGGGATACGGTTGATCCAAAACACTTATGGGTGTTAGACAAACTCATTCTCTCTAAACATCTTGGATATGTTTGCGGACCAGTAGGTGTCGATGTTCCAAAACCTGACTGGTATATAGTTCGTCCTTGTGTAAATGCAAACGGACTTGGTATAGGAACACGTAAGATATGGATTGAAAAAGATACTGATTATCTTCCAAGTGGCCACTTCTGGTGTGAATGGTTTGATGGAAGACATCTCTCAGTAGATTATAAATGGGGTCTTACTAAACTCATTATAGAAGGCTTCAAGAATAAAAACACATTTACAAAATGGGACAAGTGGTCTAAGGTAGATGACTTTGGTGCCTTAGAAAAAATTGTATCCTTTCCAAAAATATTAGATGAATTCATTAGCTGGCCAAACGTAAATGTAGAGTTTATTGGCAGCAAGATAATAGAAGTTCATTTCAGAGACAATCCAGATTTCAGATACGATAACAAAGAATTTATTCCAGTGTGGGAAGGTCAAGACACAACCCCACCTGAAGGATACCGATATGTTGAATGCAAAGAAATTCATGGAAGGATAGGTGCATTTATCTGTTGACTTTTTAATAAGTTGGAGTGATAATAAGTTATAATATGAGAAGGAGTAAATTATGAAATTAGTGAGACCTGAAAAAACTATTCTGACAGATGCAGATGGAGTTCTGCTTGATTGGAATTATGCTTTCGAACTCTGGATGTCTGAACGTGGTTATTATATGACTGGACCTCGTGATGTCTATGAACGTGAAGTGGCATACGAAATGCCAAGACCTGAGATGAGAAAACTTATCTCACATTTCAATAGCTCGGCTGCTATTGGTTTCCTACCACCACTTAGAGATGCTATGTACTATGTACGTAAGCTAGCAATCGAACATGGTTATGTGTTCCGTTGTATTACATCTCTATCATTAGACAAACATGCTTGTCATCTTAGAACTAAGAATCTAAAAATGTTGTTTGGTAAAAGAACATTTGAAGAGTTTGTGTATCTCGATACAGGAGCTGATAAAGATGAAGCTCTTGCAGAGTACAAAGACTCTGGATGTTTCTGGTTAGAAGATAAGATCCAGAATGCTCAAGCAGGAGCTAAGGCTGGATTGAATTCTATTCTAGTTGCTGGTGACTTCAACGTCACTGACGAGTTTCCTCGGTACTGGAAGTGGAAAGATATCTACAACCATATAATTGAAAATAATTAAAAAAAGTTGGTTTTTTTCTAATTTAGTTGTTGCCTTTTAAACTTTAGTATGGTATATTATATATAGAGTGAGAAAACAGAGGAGAGCTCAAATGTTGAAGTTAGTTAAAATTTCTGAAGGTTTTTATAAGGCTACTAATATTGTATCTGGGCATGATGCTTATATCGATTGTGACATGCTTGGTGATTTTCGTGGTACTGTAGAGATTCGCACTGACAGTGGTTTTGACGCTAGTGAGTCAGATGCTTATAACACTATCGAGGAAGCTGCTAACTGGATTGAGTGTCAGGGTGTTATTATGACTACTAACTTTGATGGCTCACCTATGATTGAGGAGACTGTATAATGAGAAAGCATGATGTAGTAAGAGAAGCGTTTAAGAATAACTTTGGTGCAGTTGCATGGAATGAGTTTACTGGTGGTGTGTCACGTAGGCTTAAGAACTGTCATGGTTTTTGGGGACACTCAGATGAGAATGTTGAAGCGTTTAAGGCTGAGTTGCGTAGTAAGCGTATTGACACATCTTTGGTTACAGTTAAGGTAGGATTTTACACTACTGTATTATATCCTGTTAGCTGGTTTGAGGAGACTGTATAATGATTATTTCAGTTGGACAGAATGTAATGACTGAGCATGGTCTTCAGAAGATTAAAAAGATCGAGCTTTGTGAGAAAGTTGGTGACAAGTATGGTATAGAGGTTAAAGAGATCTATACTGATTTGGTTGATCGTTGTGTATTCGATCTTAGTAATGGTCACTTTGCTTATGGTGATCAAATAGACTTTGTAAATGTGTGAGGAGTAAGTGATGAAAGAAGCAAGTCGTAAAATTCAAGATGTAGATGTGCAGCAATTATGGAATGATGCACCAACCTATAATATCGATGATCTGCGTGTAGCAGTTACAAAAATGGTTGAGGATGCACGTGCACCTAATCAATCTATCCTTCGCAATATTCCTAAAATGGGTAGGGGTCAGTTGCTGAAAACTATCACAAACTTCTACTTGAAGGGTTGTGGATTGGGAGTAAAATAATGGCTAGACTTACCCAGGAATGGACTCCTAGACTTGATGAAGCCTTTGGTGAAACTGGTACAAAGGGTCGAGAAGGCGAAGAGTTTCTAATGAGTTTTTTTGAAAGCATTGGTTACTCAGCTATTCATTATGAAGACAATTATCAAAAACAAATAGATGGAATAGATATTGAATTCAAGAAACCTAGTTGGTACAATTATTATAGTTGTGATGTGAAAAACAATATGACTGAAAATGGCACCATATATGTATGGGCCAGTTGGTTGTTCAAAATTAAAGCTGATAGAGTTTTTCATGTAAACACAAAAACGCGTTGGTTGTGTTGGTATAGTGTCGAAGAGATGAGAAAAATTTACAAACCAGACTCTGGTAGAGAATTTATGACTATTCCAGTTTTTCCTAAAATTGAAATTATTTCACGATCTAAGTTTAATTAGTTGTTGTCTTTTAATATTAGTTGTAGTATTATAAAGAGAATGATGAGTGCAGAGAGGATATAGAAATGGCACATGAATTAGAAATTGTAAATGGTGTAGCTCAAATGGCGTATGCTGGTGAGACACCTTGGCATGGTCTTGGTACGAAAGTTCCTGCAGACCTGACACCAGCTCAGATGCAAACTGCAGCTGGCTTAGATTGGAAGGTGGCTAAGTCACCTCTGATGTTCAACGGCAACAATGTTGCTGGTGATAAGATGGCTCTCTACCGTGAGTCTGATGGAAAGTTCCTGGATGTAGTGTCTGAAACATGGAACCCTGTACAGAACGAAGAAGCGTTTGATTTCTTCAATGAGTTCGTTGGAGCAGGTGACATGGAGATGCATACTGCGGGCTCTCTTAAAGACGGACAGATCGTTTGGGCTTTGGCTAAAGTCAAGGATTCATTCGACCTGTTCGGTGGAGACCAGGTTGACAACTATCTGTTGTTTACCAACCCTCATAAGTTTGGACGTGGTATTGATATTCGTATGACACCGATCCGTGTTGTATGTAACAATACACTGACTCTTTCAATCAGCACAAAGTCTTCGAACTCTGTGACGCTTAACCATAGAAAGCAGTTTGTGAAAGAGGAAGCTCTTGAGGCTATGGGAGCTGCTAAGGAGCAGTTTGACAAGTATAAGGATATGGCTACGTTCCTTGGTTCTAAGAATATCAAAGATGCAGATACTCTTATCGAGTACTTCAACAATGTCTTTCCTAAGACCAATGGTGGCAAGTTTGAGAAGTTTGCATCTCGTAATGCAGAAGCTGCTCATGCTGTCATGGAAACTCAGCCTGGTGCTAAGTATGCAGAAGGATCCTGGTGGCAGGCATTCAATGCTGTGACCTTTATGGTTGATCACCAGATGGGTCGTTCTAACGACAATCGCTTGTACAATAGCTGGTATGGCTATAACAAGGATCGTAAAACTAAAGCTGCTAACTTAGCAGTTGAGTATGCAGAGGCGGCTTAAGCCTCTGCTAACTTTTTTTTTAAACTTGGTTCGAATACCAGTAACAATATAGATAAATTACTCTGTAGGAGTTCAAATGAAGAAACATAGTCCCCAACAAACAGCAATGTGGGCAGCTGAAAATGGTATCCGTGGATACGAACACCTAGATCCCAGAAATAGAGAAAAGAAACGTCAAGGACACTATCGTTCTAACAGGCGCGTTGACTCTAAATTCCAAACAAATTATAAATAGAATATAGTGTTGAAGCAAACTAAACGCTAGACTGGACCCGGGTGCGATACCCGGCGCCTCCACCATAAAGAGTCTTATAATGGATGAAGTGTTATTGTGGCAATTTAGACAAAGATGCGTAGAATATATTTGTATCAATAACTATTCAATATATCATGCGAGACTCATTATGATGGGGGCGAAACAGGATCGACAGGTAGTTAATAGGTAAGTGGAGCTATCCCGTGCAAGCTGGGTTAACGTAAGAAAACGACAAATGCAAATGATAACTTTGCATCTCAGGATCTCCGCTTAGCGGCATAATCCTATGAGCCTTGAGGGTGGGCTTGGAAACAGAAGGTTCATTAGAACCAGCCCTCATTTAACAAAGGAGGCATTAATGGCACCACGTAATCATAATCAATGGCTTAAAAATCCAAAAGTAGAATCAATTAGTAGTGAAATCTATAATAGCTTTGATATCTATAAACAAGAACAAGAAGATATCTTCTCTAAGGTTTGGGTGCCAGTTTGTCATATGTCAGAGATTCCTGATGAAGGTTGTTTTAGGACAATGTCTATTGCTGGTGTTCCTATTGTTGTTTATAATTTTAAAGATGGTGAAGTAAGAGCCTATAGGAATTTTGGTGTAGAACAAGTATCTGGTACTTTTTCTGCTCCTATAGTAACTTCAGAACCTAGATTGCATTGTGAGGTAAAACATGGACAGATGATATGGGTTACACTTGATCCTAATCCAACTCAAAGTGTAGAAGAGTGGACTGCTGGTGCATTTGATTGTATTGGTGATGCTATTGACACAGAAGATATGGAAGTCTTTCACTATCACAAAGCAGTTATAGATACTAACTACAAACTGTGGCACGATACAAACTCAGAATTCTACCATGATTTTATGCATTACTTCAACAGAGTGTCAGGATTCAACGATGAATATTTCGCTAGAAAAAATATTCCTTTTGATAACGGTCATGTTAACGTCAGTAGCTTTACTGTTAACTATGAAGAGTATGACGGTTTCGAAGACCGCGGGGAATTATCTTTTCCCAATCTGCCGCCCAATCAGTGGTACATGGTCGATCTCTTCCCAGGCTATAACTTCAACCTTCGTGGCTCAGCCTATCGTTCTGACATTGTCACCCCGCTAGGTCCAAACAAAGTTCTGATTGAGTTCCGTGGATATGGTCTGAAGAAGGATACAGAAGAAGAAAGACAAACTCGTATTAAACATCATAATTCTATCTGGGGTCCTTTTGGACGTAACCTGCACGAAGACTTAATTGGGGTAGCAGGCCAGGGTACAACCATGCGTGAAGGCACCGAGAATCGTCATATACTGCACGGACGGCATGAGAACAGTACAATACACGATGAAGTTGGTATGAGGCATTATTACGCAAAGTGGGGAGACTTCATGGGTCTTGATCCTGCAAAACCAAGGATGGCTGCATAGAATGAAAAGTGAACCAATTGAACCTTTAGCTGGACCTGATGGGTTTAGTGTTATTGCTTATGATTATGAGTATGAGTTTTTAGATAAAATTTATTATAAAACTATAGATTCAGATCTTACTCTGAAAACTAAAAAAGCTGTGGAATCAGCTGATGTTCCATGGAATAGCCAACTGGCTGGTAATATTGAAAAGGAGTTTTTATTATATGATGATGATTATAATTGTCTTGGAGATTTAATAGAACCTATTAAAAATACTATCTTTGATAGTTGTTCTAAAATATTAAGAGCTTCACCAGATAATTGCGAACTACATCGATTATGGGTTAACTTTCAAAATAAGAATGAATTTAACCCTATACACAATCATACTGGTACGTTTAGTTTTGTTTGGTATCTTGATATACCTGATGAGATCAGATCTGAATGGAAGTCTACTAATTCAAACTCTCAAGTTAGAGGATGTATACAGTTTTTTTCATCCTTTACTAATAATCATATTGTATTGAATCCAAAAACTAATGACTTGCTTTTATTTCGTTCTTCACATCCTCATCAAGTTTATCCGTTTGAATCGGATGTAACAAGAATTAGTATTAGTGGTAATATAACTGTTAGCTAATCGGTTGGCCGCGTAATAGGCTCGTGTGGATCAACGGTTAGTCCACAACACACATAACACAACACATAAGGAGAATTAGTTATGTCTAGTAAAAACCCGTTTGAACTACGGTTTGATACCTTGGCAATGGCCAAAGAATTGCTTGATCGTCAATACGAAGCTGCCCAAGTGCAGATGTTTGAAATGGTAGAGCAAGCAAAAAACCAACAGAAAGACCTTCAAGAAGTTTTTGAGAAATATACACCTAAGATGTATCAACCTCAAGAAATCATGGAAAAGGCAGAAGAACTTTATAAGTTCGTAACTAAAAAAGACTAATGCAGTTTGGGAATGGTCTGTTCGCCCAAGTAAAACTTAATAGGAACACGAACTGCACCCAGCACTTATAAGCTGGCTCTGCTAAATTTAGAAGGAGGTCTCTGCAGGGGCCTCCTTCATTTTGTTATAAATATAGTTGAAGTGAGAAATACTATTACTTTTTGAATTTTATCTATCTAACGTATTACAAAGGTAGATCGAGATGGCAGTAGCAGAGATACTGGCTGGTATCGCGCTTGTTAAATCTTCAGTAGAATTTATTAAATCCAACATAGACACAGCAAAAGATATAGGTGAACTTGCATCAGGTATTGATGGTTTGTTTCGTGGTAATGATGAAGCTCAGGCTGAAAGAAATAAAAAGTCAAGATTAGGTGTTGGAGATCAATTTGGAATAAAAAGTGTAGCACAGGAAATAATTGATGCCAAGCTAGCAGAAGAAAAAATGAACGAAATGCGTAACATGATTGATATGCGTTTTGGTCCAGGTACATGGAAATCAATTGTTGATGAACGTGCAAAAAGAATACAAGAAGCAAAAGAAGCGGAACGATTAGCTAAGATAGAAAGAATTAAACAAGAAAAAGAACAAATGGAAATGATTAAACAGGGTGCTGTAATCTTTCTTGTTGTTGCAACAATGCTTACAGCTTTAATAGGAACAATATGGC